CTGCCTGTCCAGAACAGACAGTAAAAGGAACCGCTAATGTTATTCCTATGGTTCGTCCATTGACATTAGCAAGAATACAAAGACCTCCAAGACTGCAAGGTGCAGTTAAAGGAACCGCTACATATTTCTCAGGTATTAGACCTCTCACAATTAAGCATTTAAGAAATCAGGAGTAATAGTTATGTCTCAGACAACTTTAGTAACCGCAGCTGGTATTCAGGCAATGATCAATGCTGAGCGCTCAGGTACTGACAAAGTTAAGTTAACCTCAATCAAGTTCGGTTCAGATATTATTGTGCCTACACAATACACAACAGACATGGGCACCATTGTGGCTGAATGTTCAGCTGTAGGGGGTAAGAATATCGGTGATCAGATGATTCACATCTCAGGTGCTGACAGTTCTACAGCCACTTATGATGTGTACACTGTAGGTGTATTCACTGATACTGGTATTCTGTTTGCAATCAGCTCATCTGATACTCCAATCATCAACAAGTCAAAGCTTGCTGTAGGTGCCATTGCATTTGATATTACCCTAACATCAGCCTCACCTGATGTAATTGATTTTGGTGATTCATCATTTACTAATCCACCTGCAACATCAGAAACTGAAGGTGTTGTCAGAATTGCTACTGTTGAAGAAGGTATTAAAGGTGAAAGTAACTCTGTAGCTATGACACCTTATACAGTTAAAAAGCATATTGAATCAAGTGAAGCTATTGTTCACAGAACTGGTGATGAGACTATTAAAGGCAAAAAGACCTTTGAAACAGCGATCAAATCAGATGTAAATGGTAACTCTGATACTTCAAGTAAGTGGAAGATAGCTAGAAAGATCAACGGTTCATTTGTTGATGGTTCAACTGATATCACTACATCAAAATGGGGTGCACTGCGCGGTTTTCAGATTACAGATGCAACCGAAGAGCACACCTCAGCTAAAGTATCTGTAGATGGCTCAGCTGATAATATCATTCCATTACCAGAAACAATTAAAGCAACACTTATCGGTAAGTCAACTTCTACTGATAAATGGGCAATTGCGCGTAAATTAACATTAAAAGACGGTAATGATTATACCAACGTATCCGTTGTTCTTGATGGTTCTAAAGATATTGAAATAACTGTTCCTCTTGGTTTTTCAACTCCTGTAGGTACAGTAATGATGATGGCAGGATCTTCAATTCCATCAGGTTTCTTACTCTGTAATGGTGCTGCTATCTCAAGAACAACTTACGCAAAGCTTTTTGCTGCTATTGGCACTATGTATGGTGCTGGTGATGGTGCAACTACTTTTAATCTTCCAGACATGCGAGACAGATTTGCTGAAGGTGCGGGTGGTACTTATAGTGTTGGTACAGCCGTTGAAGCGGGATTACCTAATATTACAGGTAAGTTCAGTATTACTACACAAAATCAAAATTATGGATGGTTGCCAATTGCTTATACAGAAGGATGCTTTATTAAGGAGTTAAAGGGAAAAGGTACAGGAGTTAACTCAAACAACGCTTTAGCAATCGAAGATTCTATAGTTGCAATATTAAGAGCTTCAAGTTCAAATTCAATCTATAAAAATAATGCGGTAGTGCAACCAAAATCTCTAGTACTTAATTATGTAATTAAATACTAAACTTTTTGGTTGAACAGTTGATGTGTTTCTATAGACAGATGATGCAAGGTGCGCATTAAAACCTATACCATCTTTATCGTCATAATATGAAACAGATTTTCCATAAATAGAGTAAACTCCATTATCTTTTGGGAAATAGTTTGTAAAGAACACTCCATTAGCTGTTCCCATTCTTTTTTCATTTAAAGTCGAAGCTAAATCCCAAAAAGCACCTGTAATATTAGGTCCTAATATTACAGGATCATTTGGTGGAGGTTGGTATGGTTGTGTAGTTGCAATCATAAATCCATCAGGTGCGTTTTACACAAAAAAACACTACTAAGATACAAGGTAATATTCAACATAGAGAACAATCTACAAATCCTTATGATTCATTTTTTGATGCCTCTAGATCTAATTCTATTTTTAATAAATCTCAGACAATTCAGCCTCTCTCATTAGTACTTAATCATGT